AGAATCCCTGCGCAACGTGTACGAAGACTGGGCTGACACGGCTATGTTTGCTCGAAGTAACTTCTTAGACAACATCCGTGATGAACAAAAAGTTGAACGGTTTATAACCGAGAAGCCCAAACTTGCAGCCAAGATCATATCACTCTCCTCGAGTGCACCGAATCAACTCACTCTTGGAAACTTGGTAAATCCCTCACTCAGAACAACACACATACACCAAAAACTGGCGAAACACTACTGTAGAGTGACAAACTCTGGTAGAATCGGCAGGTGTTATGCTCTGGGATACAAGGCTAACCTACTCATGACTGTCTCTCACATGTTTGATGCTGAAGGTGATACGTGTAGCGTAGACAGCGCAGACAAGACATACAGCGCCAAAGTAGTAAGACTCATGAGAGACCGAGATTTAGCTATCATACAAGTCACAGATAAGACGTTTCCTTCATTTTCTGATATAACGAATATGTTCGTCAAGGACATGCCACCACAAGTAGTGGAGGCGATGTATATCAGACCTATACCAGGGGAGTTTTCTACTACCACCTCCAAAGCTAGATACCACGAAAAGGTTGAAGATATGACTGATCCTGGAAACAAACGCTACTGTCCCACCAAGAAGATATTGGAGTATTCTATTATAAGTGTTAGAAACACACTAAGAGATGGAGACTGCGGACTGCCTCTAGTGGTTGAAGTCAACAATGAGTATAGGATCATTGGATTACACAATGCATATCATGCCTTTCTGTCCCGTATGTTTTTCTCCGCTGTTACATCTGCGGACTTTTCATACAGCAGCAACTCAATGGAGTCCGCTGTTTCAGAGATCAAACCCTCCGATGAAATTGTAGAATCCCCAAAGGAAGAACCTCAGATAGTGGTTGAAGTACCAAAGAAAACCGAATCTGAGTCAGAGTCAGAAACTGAATTTACAATTGGAAACATAGATTATTACACTCGTATGAAGTTGAACCTACCTCACAAGAGATCTAGGTTTGAGAGAGTTTCTGATTTGAATGTAGTTGGATACTCACGGGCACTACACCTGTACTCCAACCCGAAACATAAGAAGGTATTCTTATCTGTGGCTGGTACAATGGAGAATGTCCGTCTCTTCCATCTTGCACTGACATGTCCCGAGTACTAGATTCTTCAAATCTGGTCAAGGACAGATTCGGTGTACCGTCTCCACTATTCACCCAGGCCGTGAAGTATTCTCTCTCAACCGAGACCTCCGGGCAGTATGACAAACGGCTCCTCGACATAACGTGTGAGTATGTGAAAACATACTATGAAATTAACTACGCAGAACCCCAGGACCTCCGTATAAATTGGATTATCAATGGTTTTGGAAACTTGAAAGGACTGGACCTAACAACATCAGCCGGTCCGAAAATGAAGCTGAAGTACAAAATCCACACAAAAGAACCGCTCTTTGTGAATTGTTCCAATAGTGACACGCACACGCGTCCATTTTACAGAGTAAATGATTTAACTGACGCTGGAAACGAACTCTTGAGTGATTACTTCAGCTACGAAGCAAGCATTGACAAAGGCGAACCTGTGACAATCGTTTGCAGGGATAATGCCAAAGTAGAGTTTTTGCCTAAGGAAAAAGTTTACAAAGGCAAGGTACGGTTATTCAATGAGATAGATCTGTCCATAAACATGCTCCTAAAGAAGTACTTTGGATACATCCTTGAGAGTATGATCAGGAAGCACGTCGACTGCATCTATGCCATTGGTTATAATCCATACCTGGACGCTACACACTACAACCGTCAGATGGAGAGAGGTGTAGGAGAACTCATCAGCACCGACTTTGAGAGCCTTGACAAGACCATCCCTACCGACTTGATCCAACGTTTCGTGCGCACCACACTATACAACAAACCACCCGAAGTTCAAGAAGCTATCGCACAAACACTTAGCTTTACGATACACAATATGGACGGAGATCTTTACACTGTTAATGGTGGTAATGAGTCTGGTTCATATGTAACGACAATGCTAAATTGCTTCTGTGTGCATGTGACGTCTTGGTACACATTCATTCGTAAGTTTGAACAGGAAAATCTACGTGTACCTACGTACGATGAGATCATGACAGGAGTCACTATGAAAATTCTAGGTGATGACTGCATAAGACGCATGGACTTAGGAATCACATTTGAGGATTTAAAGCAAGACGCCGCACTGTTTAATCTTAGACTCACTCCAGCGAAACAAGACGGAGCACTTTCATTTTGCTCCCGGGAGTATATAGTAAAAGATGGAATCGTGTACCCGGCACTCAAAAGATCCTCGATTGAAACTAGCCTTTTCTATGTTACCGAAGAAACCCCTGAGAAGATAAATCAAAATGTTAGTGTCGCTCTGTTTGAAGCATCACTTCATCCAGAACCAGTCTTCAATGAGATTAGAGCGCGATGTCTGAAATTAATCAGACATTACAATCTAAC